CCCCAGGCGAGCCAGGCCCAGGTGTACCCGCTCACTTCAGCACCCCAGCGCCATACAGGGCGGCGGCGTTGATCTCGTTCACGCGGGCGTTGATCCACATGATGTGCTCGTCGCACTCGGCGTCGCGGATGCCGGAGTCGCGGTAGGCGAGCACGGCGGTCTGGACGGGTGAGAGCACCTCGGGGAACGTGGGGGTGCCGGGCGCGCCGAAGCGGTAGTCGAGCAGGATCTCGCGGGCGGCGGCGAGGGCGTCGCGGTGGGCGCGTAGCGGGTCGTTGGCGAACGTCTCCGCGAGTGCCGTGATCGCGCCGACGAACCCGACACCTGCCGCCTCGCGCAACACGTTGCCAGCAGCGTCCTCGACAGAGACCCGCTCGCCGTCGATGACGGCCCACTCGCTCTCGTTGATCTGGAGCTTCATGCCGCCGTCCCCCATGTCATCAGCACCTGGGGCACGTCCGGCGTCAGGGTTCCCGCGAACGGCGCATATGACTCAGTGGCGAACGCTCCCGACACCGAGTCCTCGTAGTAGGCGGCAGTGACGGGGAAGCGGATGCCGTTTACCATCACCCTTTGACTGGTCGGTGCGACGGTTGCGCCGCGCAACTTGACGGCACTGTTTCCCTGGATGCACACCGCGACGAAGTTGACCGCCCCATATGTCGCAGGCTGAGGCCGCGAACCGCTGCTCAGAGTCAGAGTCTTGGTTCCAGTTGAGGAGGCGGTTACAGTGCCGACGTCGGCTTGGCGATTCACCTGGAAACCGTCGCTTGGGCCGAACAGGCCGAACCTGACCACCCCCGACGCTCCGGCGGTGTCAACGTATACCGAGACATTGTTCAGGTAGCGCGCGCTCGAAGCGGGCACGAAGAACGGGATCAGGTATAGCCGCTCGTAGACGCCGGCGTTAACCGCGTTGCCGAACATCATCGGCTGAACAGCCACGCCACCGGAGGTGAGATCGGGGAACAGCCCGTCGATCTGAACCGCGACCTGGTCCGCGCTCGGCTCGGTCGCCGTCACGCCCGCGCCGACGAAGTCCAGCCGCGTCGCCGCGCTCGTCAGCGAGGTGCCCTCGTCGCGCACGTCCAGCGAGCCGCCAGCAGCAGGCGTCGCCCACTTCACGCCCGGACCGGCCGCCGAGTCCGCCGTCAGCACCTGGCCGTTCGACCCGACACCCAGACGCGCCACCGTGTCCGCCGCCGTACCGACGAGCAGGTCGCCCTTGGCGTCCACCAGCGTCGGCAGGACCGCCGAGGTCGCCACCGTGATCGTGTCCGCGCCGTCGTTCGGCGTGATCGTGATGCCGGTGCCAGCGACCAGCGCCGAGCCCACCGCGTCGCGGGCACGCTCGTCAATGTCGGACGTGGACAGGACCGCAGCCGAGCCCAGGCCCAGGTTCGACCGCGCCGTCGCAGCATCCGACACGCCCGACAGGTCATCGACCAGAGCCGCAGCCGTGCCCGCCGGGTCGTAGACACCCGAGTGCGTGTGGTCACCAGCCGCGACCGTGCCCGCCGTCGTACCAACGTCGAGGGTCGCCGCGTCGCCCAGGTCGGTGACGTCAGCAGCGACGTGCGAGTGCGACGAGGCCGCCTTGCCCGCGAGCGCGGTGTCGAGGCCGGTCACGTCCGACGTCGCGTGCGCGTGCGTCACGTCCGCCTTGCCCGCCAGGCCCGAGGTCAGAGCCGAGTCGGTCGCGTACTGCGAGTGCGGGTCCAGCGCCGCCTCGTGCGCGGCCACGGCGGTGGCAGCGGTGCCCGCGGCCTCCTTGCCGGCCACCGTCGAGTCCAGCGCGCTCAGGCGGGCCGCGACCGTCGGCGAGGCGCCGGACGGGTTGGCGCCCAGCTCGGCGTTGACCGCGTTCACCGCCGCGTTGACGTCGTTGTGCATCCCCGCGTGGTCGACGTCCTCGGTGTCGTCCGAGCCGACGTAGTCGGTGGGCAGAGTCACGCGGTCACCTCCTCGGGGACGACGACTTGCGCGCAGGGGGCGCAGGCTTGGGCTCGAGCGCCGCGCGGATCGCGCGCAGCTGGTCAGTCACGATGTCTCCACAGGTGTCACCACAGGTTCCGCCCGCCCGCTGGCGTTCGCCTCGTGCTGCGCGTCACGCTTGGGGCCGCCGATGTTCAGGGTTGACCTGGAGGAGGATCCATGGAGCGCTTGCTGTACCCGATCAACGACGCGGCCGAGGTGCTGGGCGTCGGGCGGACGATGCTCTACACGCTCGCCAAGCAGGGCGAGGTCAGGATCGTCAAGATCGGGCGCCGGACGCTCATCACGGCCGAGAGCCTCGACGCCTACATCGAGCGGCTCACGGCCCGGGAGGCGAGTTGAGCCCCGGCGGTCAGGCCCTCGTCACGTAGGCGCCGGCGTTGAGCCCAGCCAGTGCGGTCCGCTCGAGCGGCGTCAGCGCGTGAGGCACCATCACGGTCTCGTCCTCGCCTGCGCGCGTCTCGGAGTAGTCGTCGATCTGGCGGGAGCGCAGCCCCTGCGGGTTGTCGTAGATGCGTCCGGCGACGCCGAGGGCCACGGCCTTCACGATCCCGGGGACGGTCGTGTAGCCGTGGGTGAGCGTCACCTCAGCGGTGGGCCAGGCGCTGGTGCTGATGCCGGTCCACGAGTCCAGCCGCAGCCGTGGGAAGGGCTGCTCCCAGGTGAAGAGGACCTCCTGGCCACCGACGACCACGGAGTCCACCGCGGTCACGACGGTCATCGGCAGGTGCACGTAGCCGTCCGAACCGATGGGCAGCGTGATCGTCGACTCGGTCTCCTCGATGGGGCCGGTGACGTCGATGATCAGCCCGGTGGCTGACTCGATCGCGAGGGTGGCCGAGGACGTGTCGAGGTCCCGCTGGAGGTGCGAGGCGAGCTGCGTCGCGGTGATCAGGGCCACGGCTCGCTCCTACGGGTTCGGCTTCGGGTGAATGGCGGCGGGTGAGCCCCGGGGGCCTCAGCGGTGAGCCGAGGCCCCCGGGGCCGGGGTGGTCACGATCAGACGGCGAAGCCCGACAGGACCCCGTGCGCCTTCTCGTTGCCGTAGGCGAGGCCGACCTCGCCGTAGAGCTGCACGTCGTCGGACGCGCCGGTCTTCGCCAGCGGCTCGGCGAAGAAGTGCCCCTTCTCGGGAACCTCCAGGAAGACCGGGATGAGCTGGTCGAGGGAGGCCACGATCAGCTTGTGCTGCGGGACGAAGCGGTCGAGCATGACGTTGAGCCGGCCGAAGTCCGACTCGATGGTCGTCACGTTGACGCCCGCCAGGTTGCGGCTGGTCTCGTTGAACTTGCCGTAGGCGTCGGCGAACGCGTTGGAGAGCGCCCGCTTGCCCGAGGAGTTCACGATGACCGTGTTGGTCTCCTGCTCCGACAGGCCGCCGTTGTCGTAGACCGACTGCAGCGTGTCGTAGAAGGCGTCGACCGTGAGGGCGGTCATCTTGTACGCCGTGGCCGCCGAGGCGTCCACGGTGATGTCGATGGCCGAGCCGCCACGGGTCGCCGCGAGCTTGAACGCGTTGGCGGTAAGGCCCGAGGAGATGACGTAGTACACGGTGTCCACGGCCAGGCCGGTGCCGCCGGTCAGGGCGGTGAAGATGACCTGGTCGCCGGCCGCGAGGCCGTGGGCGGTCGAGTTCACCACGTCGGTGGAGGCGGTGGCCGTCACGGTCGGGAGCGGCGTCAGCCAGTCGTCCGCGTCGCGGGCGGTGCTGGTGATCGCCGAGAGCAGACCGCGGGTCTTGCGGCCCGTGGTGTTGTCGCTGGGCAGCTGGTAGGTGCCGTTGATGAAGGAGTACTCCACATCGCGGACCATCTGCTTGAGCATCTGCTCGACCTGCCAGTCGACCTCGTTGCGCACGGGGTTCATGGCGTCGTTGTTGATGCCGGCCTTCTGACCGCTCGCGGCGATCTTCGAGTAGGCGACGGACACCTTCTCCTGGTGGATCTGGCAGACGTTGGAGACGTTGCCTCGGGCGCGACCCTGCGCGGTGGGCGCGGTGGCGCCCTCGAGGACCGCGGGCTGGGCCGCGGTGCGCAGGTCGTAGGTCTGCCACTCGAACTGGGTCGAGGTGGACTGGCCGCCGCCCGTGAGCCCGCCGATCGCCGAGAACAGCGGCGTCTCGGAGGGGGTCAGTGCGTAGAGGATCCCGGTGTAGTTCGGGAGGTTGTAGTTGGTGCCCAGGCCCGAGATTCCGGCCATGGTGGATTCCTTTCTGTCTCAGGCCCAGGCACGACGGCCTTGCCCGCTGGTGTCAGGACTTGCCAGCCGCCTCGGCGAGACGCTGGTTCTGCAGGGAGATGACGGCGCGGACGTCGCCCTTGGCCTGCGCCTCGGTGATCCGCTCGTCGAGCGTGGGCGGCTTCTGCTCCTTGCGAGCACCACCGTCCGCGCCACCCTGGAACCGGCGACCGCCTTGCGCGGCAGCCAGGTAGGGCTTCTTGCTGATGAGGTCCTCGATCGCCTCGGCGATCTCGTCCTCGTCGACGTTGCCGTCGGCGTCCACCTCGAACCCAGACAGGTCGAGGAGTCTGAGCGCGTCGCTCGGGTCGTTGAGCTTCCCAGCGGCGGCGGCCTTCACCTCGGAGCGAACGATGCGCTCGTTGGCCTCGGCGATCGCCTCGGCGCGAGCCTGGGAGCGGATCGTCTCCGCGTCGGGCTCACCGTCACCGGAGGGCTTGGCGGCCTCTTCGAGGCGGCGCTTGGTCTCACGGTGGGCGTCGCGCTCGGCGCGCCATTTCGCCTTCATCGCGTCGAGGGCCCTCTTGCCGGCGTCGCCTAGCTGGTCCTCGCCGCTCTGGTCGCCGCCGGCGCCCTCGTCGGCGTCTCCGCCCTCGCCCCCGTCGTCGGTGGGGACGCCGTCGGCACTGCCGTCACTGCCGGCGCCCTCGTCGTCGGAGGCGCCGAGGATGGGCCAGATGGGAGCGCCGTTGCGGCGCCGGCCGAGCGGGCGGATGAGCTCGCCGGTGCGGGGGTGACGCAGGGTCGTGCGCTTCATGGGTGCTCCCGTTGCGGGATCGGCCCGGGCCCTTGCGGCTCGGGTGGTCAGGTGAGGTAGCCGGCCTCGCGCAGCAGCTCGAGCGCTCGTGCGCGGTCGCCGTTGGCGCGGGCGTAGATCGTCTCCGGCGGCGGTCGGACCGCATTGCGCGGAAGTCGACGCCCCGCGGCGACGTAGGTCGTGGCGTTCGCGTTCACGACGTGCGAGATGTTCGCCCCGTCGCGGACCGCCTGCGCTCCGGCCGAGCCGAAGACCCGGTCCTGCTCCTGGTTGCTGAGCGAGCGGAAGTAGTCGATGGGGCTCGTGGTCAGGTCGTCGGAGATGTTCTCCGACGCCGGGATGTGCCGGCAGTCGCAGCGCGGGTGCCGCTGGAATCCCTGGTTCCAGCGGAACCACTTCCCGGCCAGGATCACGCACCGCGAGCACGACGGCGTGGTCAGCATCCGCACGTAGCCGCCGACGGCGGGGGTCGCGACCATGCCCGCGCTCTCGCCGGCGCGCCCAGCGTCGGCCACCTGTGTGAGCACGATGCTGTCGAGCAGGCTGGCTCCGCGAGCAGCTGCCTCGGGTGCGCTCAGCCCGCCGGCGATCAGCGTCTTCGTCGTGATCACCGGTTGCTCGAGCAGCGTCACCAGGGGTCGGCCGTCGCTGGCGACCCCGGCGAAGGCCTCAGGTCGGAGCTGCGCGCTCGGCGTCGGGTCCAGGCCGAGCTCGGCGACCACGGTTGGCACGTAACGCGCGGCGTCCGCGACGGCTCGGCGCTGGGCGGCGGTCAGGACGAGCAGCAGGCCGGGGCGTAGGGCTTCCCATGAGGCGTCGATGGCCCCGAGCTCGAGACGGGCCCAGGCCCGGCGCGCGACCGCGAGCGTGGCGACGCTCAGCCGCTGCGCAGCCTCGTAGTGGCTACGCGCCGCCTGCGGCTGTTCCACCGCTCACCAGCTTGTCCGCGATCGCCTCCAGCGTCGGGTCGCTCGCCTCGGCTGCGCGCATCTCCATCATCCGCACGACCTCGGTGTCCGACAGCCCGTAGCGCTCGGCCAGCCAGCGCACGGGGAACCCGATGTCGCGCAGCTTGCTGAGGGCGTCGACCAGCTGCGCCTCGGAGCGGGACTCGGCGTCCTTCCAGACGACCGTGCCACCACTGGCCGCTGCCGCCAGGGCGTCATCCCCGCGGGCCAGGGCCATCAGTCGGAACAGCTCCCGCGTGGGAGCGGTGAAGTGCAGAGCCGCCTCCTGCGACTTCTTCACCAGGCCGGTCTCGGCGGCCTTCAGCGCGTCGCCAGACAGGTTCGCCATCTTCCCCACGAGGTAGTGCTGCGGAGTCCGGGTCTGGGCCGCGACGTGGCCAACAGCGACCTCGACCACGTCCGTGAACGCCGTCAGCTTGGCCTCGGGCCAGGAACCGATCGAAGTGTTCTGACCGGTCAGCCACAGCATGCGACCCTCGGTCAGCTTCTTCTCGTCGACCGGGACCTCGCCGACCTTCTGACCACTCTCGTCCAGGACGGGCACCTTCGGCGGCGCCTGACCCATGACGACGCGCGAGGGCATCGACGCGAAGTCGGCCGCGTTGAACAGGTACGCCCACAGCAGGTTGATCGCGTCCTGCATCGCCATCGTCCCGGCGATGTCCGAGAGCGGCTCACCACCCAGGCGGGGCCGGTTCGCGAACTCCACGACAGGCACGACGCCCATCGGGTTCACGATCGGCCACGTGTCGTCCTGCCCCTGGCGCGGCACCCACGGGCCGCCGCCAGCGTGCCCGGCCGGCAGGACCAGGCCGCTCGAGGAGCGCCGGGGTCGTGCCCACTTGAACACCTCGTCGGCCGTGTACAGCGTGAGGTACTCGAGGTCGTCGTCGTGCCAGGACTTGATCGCAGCCAGCCGACGACGCGGGTTGTCCGCGGCCGTGGCGACCAGGACCTGACCCGGATGCTCCCAGGTCACGACCGGCTCATCCGTGTCCGGGTCGCCCCACACCAGCGCGAACGAGCGCGCCGCCACGAAGGCCTCGAGGTATCCCTGCGCGGCCTGCGCGTCGAGATCGTTGCGCGTCCAGTCCGACCACAGCAGGCGCTCGCCCGTGGACATGTCGCCGTCGCCGTCGAGGCGGAAGCCTGTGACCTGGACCCGCTCGGCGGGCGAGTCGGCGACCACTCCGCACCAGTTGTCGGAGAAGTCCTTGTAGCGGTCCGCGTGCGCCTTCGCCCACTCGTCGGTGGCGAACTTCAGCGACTGCTCGCCGGCGTAGTAGGCGTCGCGGGCCGCGACGTCCTTGCGGCGGGCGAGGAGTCGGCGGTACAGCTTCTCGGCAAGTGCGAGGGCTTCGCTGGCGTCCACGCAGCCCTCCTTCAGGTCACATGACGTAGGCGTACTCGTCGGTCTCTGCGTCGAACAGGTGCGCCTCGCGCGCGTCCGCCGCGGCCTCGTAGGCCAGAACGTCCGCCATCGCGGCGTCGATCTTCTGGTGATCTGACGGCTTGCCGAGGATGTAGCGCTGTCCCGGCTTGGCGACCTTCCGCGCGTTCGCCACATGGGTGGCGGTGATCACGCAGTCGTCGTGCACGGTCCGCCCGGACGAGAGGTCGGTCACGATCCGCTCGAGCGCCGCGTGCATCTGGACGATGCGGTAGGTCGCCCACTCGGCGAAGACGCTCTCGCCGTAGCGCAGCGCCCAGTCGCCGATCTCGGACTGCCAGTCACGCGGGTCGCAGTACGCGCGGACGACCCTGTAACGAGTGCAGACCTCGTCGACCGCTGCTGCGACCTCGCCGCGGGGGATCTGCCCGCCCCACTCGTCCGGGTTCCAGATGGTCGGCCGCCGGTCGGGGCCGTAGGTCGGAGTGAAGCGGTAGCCGGTGCTGGTGCACAGCCGCAGCGCCGTCCAGTCGTTGGAGTCGGACCCGTCGAAGCCGAGCGTGACCGTGGCGCCGTCGCCGACCTCGGTTGGACTCGAGCGCTTGTCCCAGAGGCCTTCCACGAGCCAGGACCCGAGGCCCTGGACGAGGCGGTTGCCGTAGAAGCGTTCCGCCTTGGGCGGGTCGGTCTCGACGATCTCGGCGGCCTCGGCGTCGACGTCAGCCGGGTTCACCCAGGGGGAGTCGGCGTAGACGTAGCGGTGGATCTTCCGACGCTCGTCCCTGTTCCGGTACGACAGGTCCGCCGGCGGCTTGCGGTAGTAGCGGAAGATGTCGGGCCGGCGCGACTCGAAGGCCTGCTGCGCCGCCGAGTTCTCCAGCGGATCCCACGGGTTGGTCAGCTCGATCGTCCGACCCTGCATGGCCGCGATCCCGCGGCGCATGGTCTGCCAGGTGTCGAGCACGCGGTTCTGCGCCGTGTAGAGACCGGACTCGTCACCCAGGCCCATCGTCAGAGGCTTGCCCAGCTTCGAGCGGGCCGCCGACGACAGCGGGACGATCATCCCGCGGTTGGGCAACCGGATGAACCCCTCGCGCACGTGCACGAACTCCGCGAGCGGACCCGAGTGGATCATCGTCTGCAGCGGCTCGTAGACGTTGCTCGTCTGCGACTCGGCGAACGCCAGGAGGCCGATGAGCGACTTCCTGCGAGGGATGCCCATGGCCTCGCCAGGCTCGTACTCGTAGACCCAACCGCAGCCGCAACCGTGGTCGGCGCAGCGGTACTCCTCGCCGCCACGAGCCCATCCGGCGAACAGGCTGGGGCCGACTCCTTCGTTGAGGAGGATGCCGGCGCCCCACGGGGACTTCCCGCACTTCTGAGGGCCGACGACCACTGAGCGCCGGTAGTGGAACGGCTCGAGCAGGCGCCTGGGGTCGGCGACGGCGTTGGGCCTGATCCGGTAGTGGTTCGCGGTGCAGTAGAGCTGCCAGCCGTTGAAGGTCAGCGGCTCACCCTCGTACACCCCGCCGGGCACCTTGCAGTGGTGCTCGATCCAGTCGGTGACCAGGAAGCCGAGCGTGTGGAGTGGGTCGAAGTCGAGGGCCAGGTCACCGCTCGTCGTCACCGACGGCCCTGATCCGGTCGCGAGACGAAGCCCGGCTCGGCGGAGACGCCTGGCCTCGCTTCTCGGCGACCTCGTCGACGGCGACCTTCCAGCCCATCTCGGCCAGGCCGGCGGTGGTCATGCCGATCTGGTCGGCGAACCGGTGGACCTGGGCGATCAGAGCGGCCGGCGCCTCGGCGTCCTCGGCGCGGACCGAGAGTCGCACCCACATCGCGACCGTCCGAGTCCGCCAGGACTCTGACGGCAACGACCAGGCGCAGGCCTGGGGCGTGCGCCAGGCTGCAGCCCAGACCTCGAGCTCGCGATCGCTGGGCGCCGGCAGTGGGAACGGCGGCGGGTCGCCGCGGAAGCCCTCCGCGGGAAGCGCCGTCAGTGAGTAGCCGCGGCGGTCGGAACGAGCCGAGTTCGGGTCGGCCTTGGGGCCGGACCGGTTTCGCGCTCCTCCACGAGGCATCGTGACGATCTCCGCTCCGCGGCGTTGCGCCGCATCGCTGGTCCAGCCTTGCGCTGGATCACGGGTCTAGCCGAGCAGCGCCAGCTGCTCGCCGCCTCCCCGGTTCCCGCGCAGCGTGTTGCAGTGCAGGTGGGCGAGGCGGACGTTGGATGGGTCGTGAAGACCGCCTTGGCTGAGCGGAACCACGTGATCCAGGCTCTTGCTCATCGGGTGTGGCCACTCGAGCGCCATGTCGACGACGTCTCCGCAGAAGCACCTGAGGCCGTCGCGCAGGGCGATCTCCTGTAGCCGGACCGGCTGCCCGGTTGCCGCGTTCCGCTTCAGTGCACGTCGTCGGTGGTAGCGGTCGCGCTTCGCGTCCGACCACGGCTCCTTGGGCCGGCCGTGCTCCGCGTACCAGGCCTTGTTGTAGTGCACCGTGCACAGGCCCTTGGCCTTCATCCGCCGAGTGCAGTCAGGCGCCGAGCAGATGCGCGTCTCCGAGTCGCGCCGTGCCTTCGCCGAGCATCGGCGCGAGCACCACTTCTGCTTCGCGGTCCGGGCGGGAGTGAACTCGCAACCGCACCCAGGGCAGGTCTTGATCGCGTTGGCGCGCTGAGCTTCGAGGCGCTCGCGCCTACGCTCGGTCGCACGGGGCCGGGCCGCGCGTCGCCGGCAGGGCGTCGAGCAGTACGTGGGGCGCGGACCGGTCCGACCCTTCGGGGGAACGGGCCCGCCGCAGGTGGGGCAGGTCGGGATGTCTGGACCATTCGCAGTTGCGGGCCCTCTCCCCGGCGGTACTGGTTCGAAGGGCTCGCGAGGGTCCACCCCCGGTGCCTTGGGGTCGGCCAGGTCCACGTGCACCTCCCGAGGAATGCGGAAGGCCCGTCGCTCGGGACGACGGGCCTTCCTGGCCCCGGGGATCAGCCGGGGCTGCTATCGGATGTTCCAGCCACCTGGCTGGTGTCGTGCCGTCTCGCGCGAGTGGCACGAGGCGCAGAGTCCGCGGCCGTACTCGGGGTCGTTCGGGTCGAGCCCGAGCGCCTCGAGCTCGCGCCGGCTGCGCGGGTAGTGGTCGGCCACCGTGGCGAGGACGTGGTCTCCGCGCTCCAGGTGCACGACGCACAGCGGGTCACGCTCGAGCACGGCAGCCCGGAACGCTCGGTGCTCCCGACTCGTGTAGGCCCGGTCGGACGCGGTACCTCGTGCCGCGTCCGACGCGGCCCGGTGCGCCTGGCATCGACCTCGGGCGACGAGCTCGGGGCAGTCGGGCACTGAGCAGGGCTTGAGCGCTCGGGGCATCAGATGCCGGCGCAGAACCGGACGACGAAGACGGCGAGGCCGACGGTGACGACCCAGAGGCCGAGCAGGACCAAGCTGGCCTTGTGCTGCTCGCACATCACGGGACGCACCAGTCGGCGCCGTGGTCGAAAGGGGAAGCGGCTCGAGGTGTCGGCACGGCAGCGGGTGGCTGCGCCTCGTCGGCGCGGTAGAGCGCCTCGAGGTCGGCGACGTCGCGGGCCTCGCGGGCGGCGATGGCCTCGTCGAGGAGCCGGTCGACGTAGGCCGGGTAGTCGCGCCAGGTGCCGGCGGCGGCGTGGTGGAAGGCCTCGCGGTGGGGGTCGGGTGCCACGGCTCACCGCCTCGGAACGGCACAACGCCCCGACCGTGTGGCTCGGGGCGTTGTGGGGGGCTCGTGTGTCCGGGCACAGCGGTGCCCTTCCACTGCGTGAC